AAAAAGAAGGGAAATCAATGCTTCAAATATCTGATCTTTTAAAAAATATATCAAGCGGTCAAAGCGGTATACCTACACGATTAATATTCAATCAACTCGATATGGTATATTCAAGACTTAGGCCAGGTATAAAAATATTAAAAGTCGAACCAGTCAAATTAGGTTCTCTTGTTTATATGTTAATTCCTTCGCAGACTGACGCGAATAAATATTATGATGTAGATTTCCTTTTTTTAACAAAAAATAGAATTACAAAAACAACTAAATTTAAAGTATACTCTAACAGTCCTAACTTTGGTTTCTCATACACATATTTGTTCCATAAACAAAAAAGTATCCTCTTTCCTGAATTGTATCCTAGAATAATGCTTACCAAGCCACCTAAAGTAAGAAACCCATTTGAAGTTACTGGGTTTGATAAACATGTATATTCTGCTTTAAAATATATATACAAAGAAAATCTAGCAGCTCTTTCTGATATGTCAATTAATAAGGCAGAAGTAGAAGTTATGTCATTTGAAGATAAGATGAAGACAATCAAAAAATAGTACAAGAAAATATCCTTATATCTCCCCTTATAGGGCAGATACAGGACGATAGAATTTAGATTTTAAGGGTACTACAAATTTGATGGAGGGCGGATTTATTGAACTTGGTGTTACGGAAATTATTGAGCGGTAGGAGTCATGCTTGCTCAAAAGGTATAACGAATATACTAGGGATTTACAGATAGTAGGAATGTTACGGAGAATATTTTGAAAATCAAAAACGTACAGATCCGAAAAAATACTTTTTGCCGCCACAGCAAATTTTACTAACTGGATAAAATTTAAACTTTATTCTATAACTTTCGGAAATTTATATATATACTAATTTTATTCCAAACAAAGTAAAGGATATATTATGGATTTTAAGTCATCAAAACGAGACATACAACAGATACAAAACTTTTTAATGGATGCTAAGTTTAAGTTAAAGAAAAATACTAAACCTTTAATGAATGCATTGCCTAATAGTATAAAAGCAAACGCTAAAAAGTTTAATACAAAAAAATATATGAGACTATTTTCATCTGCTGATCAAATGAAAATTAAGAAACTACTTCCTTTCTTTTCAGAATATACTGAGAACGGACAATTTCAATTAACCCTTGCATCATATATGGTAATTAAATCAAACGGGGATCGTTCAGAATTAACAAAACAACTTAAATTATTTAAACAAGCAATAAGAAAATCTACAGGAGCTACAAAAGGAGGATATATAATTGCTACAATTATAACCATGATGTTATGGACACTTTTAATGGTATTACAAGATAAAGCAACTGCTACAGAAATCGCTATTAAAAACCCAGCGTATATTATTCCATTACTAGCATTGTTTGCAGCAGGGCTTTATTTTGGAACAAAAAATGAAACAGACGCTTCTGGTGATGCTACAATAAGAAATCCTAAACCTTCAGGTAACATATCAAAACCAGAGCAAAAAAAGAAATCCACCGCAAGTAGCGATGAATTCCTTTTATAATACTTTAAGCAACTTCTAAATCATTAATTGCATTGCTGGCGATTAACCTGTAAATTCTTCTTATTGAACTTAATGATATTTTTCCATTATAAATCTCGTCTGATATTTTTTTATAATTCCACCCTTTTTCAACTTTAAGGTAAGTATATAATTCAGCTAATGATCCGAATTTTTTTGCTGCTGTTTTATTATATTTTTTTAACCCTTTATAATAAGTATGATGACATCTGCTGGTGAGAAAAGCAGTTTTATCAAAAGGGTGAATCATATAATCAGATATTTTCTTATTTGTTTTAAAGTCAGATATAGCATTTTCTGAAAGAACCCCATCAGTAAATGTTGTAGCATTTGGACTTGTTATTAGATCCCCATTTGAAAAATGAATTAATATAGTTTTACATGTACAAACAAGGGGTTGAGTGTAAGTGCCAGCAATCATATTTACTGTATACATTGTTCTACAAATGTTACATCCTACTTTTCTTGTTTTAGTCATTTTATCCCCTTTTAAATTATTAAAAATTGAGTAAATACTTACTATCAATTATTTATATATGTAACACAAAAATGCTATCCAAGTTTTAAGAACAAATTTAAAAATACTAATAAGGTCTTATAATTATGTCAACAAAAAATATAATTAAAAAATTAATTCCTATCGGAAAAAAGAAACAGATTGAAGATGTTTTGAAAAGGATTGAGGATGAATTAATTTCAAAGGATAAACTTTTAAAATCCAAAAAAGAATTTATTGCTAAATTAAAAATTGAAGATCCTAGTCTTCATGCTCAAATGAAAAATGCATATAAGATTAGATTAGAACAATTAACAAAAAGAAAAGATAAATTACAAAAAATGAAAACTAAACTTGTCTATTATTTAGCTAGTGTAACAACTATAATAGGAGCAGGAACTACTTTCGGAATTAAAAAGATAAAAGATAAAAGATAAAATAATTAATATTTTTTGTGTTGTAACTAGAGGTATACGAAATGACTTTCCCCCCCTTAGTCATTTCGTATACCTCCCTCTCTCCGCTTAAATTTCCTCAAATTCAAGTCTTGTCATAATTGCTTCTGTTGCCCATATATTTTTATAATCAGCACACTTCTCCTCAAACAATTTATAAGTAGCATCATCCCATATATAAAAATTATTTTTATACCATTTTTCAATATGTTTAGATGCATATAGAGGAAGAAATTTACCATAAAGTTTCCAATTGAATTTATTAGTATCCCACCAATCATCAAACCTATAAGAAAGTTTTTTAACTAATGCTCCACTTCCAAATTTGTAATTAAATTTTTCAGGATCCCACCACACATCAAACCTGTTTGGTAAATGCAAAGCTAATGCTCTACTTTGTCTCCAATTAAAATCATCTGCATCCCACCAAGAATCAAAATAAGGTTTTCCATGTCTTGCGAAATAATTTATAATTCAATCTCATATCAATTTTGCTTGTATCAAACCATTTATGAAAATGAGGTTTACAATGTATTAATAATCCTTCCCATAAATTATAATGTTTAAGTACTCGAGCTTTATCATCTTTAAATTGTGCTATGTGTGTTCTTGATTCAACAGTTGGCCACCATTTATCAAAATGGGGAGAACAATATTTCACAAGAAAACTATCATGCATTGCAGGATATTGTTTAGGGTCCCACCATTTATCAAAATGATTTGAGCAATACTTGGTTAGAAAAGGACTCCAATTACCATATGGTATAATTCTGTCTTTCCATATACTATCAAAATCTTTTGCATATTTTCTACATTGTTTAATAAAAAGATCGCTTCTGTCAATCCAGGCTTTACCTGTTATATCACGTTCTTTTGAAATTTGAGATTTTCTTTTGAGTGATACTTGTATATTATAATTTCGAGATCTTTCTTTATTGTTAACTTGCATTTTCATCTTCCCTTTCGAGTTTTTGCATTATATAAAAAGTTTCCAAATTAGACATGTCTAATTTTTCTTTTTTATGTTTTGCAAATTCTAATAAGATATTTAATAAATGATAACAATGCTCATCAAGACTTCCTCTGCAAGTTAATTCAAAGTTAACTTTATCATATCCCTCGCCTACCTCTACTGATTTAAATAACATTTCATTTAATATATAAAAATCAAGGACTTGTGAAGTAATAAATACATCTTTAATAACTACATCTTTTATGAAGGATGTCATTGAATGTACCATCGTTCCATCTTCATTACATTCCTCTTCTCTAAATATTCTTCTAATATCATTATTTAGATTTATATATTGAGTAGATTTACATGTCAATGCAAACCTAAGGAAGTCTGTTATTACTTTTTTATAAGGGCATGAAATAATTGGTTGAATTACTTTAACTTCAAGGTTCCCTATATAATCTTTTATGAATTCATCAATATTAATAATTGTCATTTTCATCCTCGAATTCTAATTTAAACATGATAGCGTCTGTTGCCCATCTGTCTTTATATTGAAAGCAATACAATTCAAATATATTCTTAATGTCTTCTGCCCACTCTGAAAGCATTTCCCATAAATCAGATGTATACCATATATCAAATTTATCAGGGCAATTTTTGGCTAATTGTGTAACCCACTCATATGTCATATTATCAATACTAATAATAGGCCACCATGTATTAAAATGTTTTGAACATTTTTCTATCAAGGAATCTACTGAATGTAAACTAAATTTATTAGGATCCCACCAATCATCAAAATATCTTGAACATTTTCTTGCTAAATATCCGCTACCTGTATTATAATTAAAAACATCATTTCCTTTCCACCATTTTTTAAATTGTTGAGAACAACAGCAAGCCAAATAAGATGTATGTTCTATATCTATTTTATCAGCATCATACCATATATTAAAATGTCTTGGAGCATACGTGATTAATTCATTACATGAATCTTTCCAATTAAATTTATTAGGATCCCAATACTCAAGAAATTTAGTCGGATAAGTTTGAAGTAAATCTTCCCATTCCCACATATTAGAATTCATTTTATTTTTTACATAAGGAATCCATTTATCATACTGATCAGGGCAACAAAGGATAAGACTTCCTATTAAAGAATTATCATTCCAATTAAGTTTTTCAGGGATAAACCATTTATTGAAATGTCGAGAACAATATTCAGCTAATCCATCTGAAGTAGTTTTCCAATTGAATTTTTCAGGATTCCACCAAACATTAAATTTATTTGATAATTCATCACATAAAAATCCACTAAGGTTTTTCCAATTCCATCTTTTAGGATCCCACCAGATATTAAACTTTTCTGGATATCGTCTAACTAATAGGCGTCCTATTTGTTTCCAATTAACTTTTGTAGGGATAAACCATTCATCAAATTTTCTAGGACAATATTTAGCTAATAAATATGAATGAGTTTTATATGGGAATGTTTTAGGATTAAACCATTCATTAAACCTGCCTTGCATATTGATATGAGTTCGTCCGTCTCCTCTAACAATTTTATTTATTGTCCATTTCGGTGGTGGCATTTTAAAATTAGGCATCAATCCTCCTATAAATTATATTCAATTTTAAATGAATTTTTATCTATTTCGCTTTTTACATTTACTTGTTTAAGTATATAACTATTTGATTCATTTCCACCTATTTGAAATATCTGTTCTCCTTCTTTTGTTATTAATAAAATTAAACACGTATTATCATTGTTGTCGACAATTATATTATTGAGCAATCCTCGAACTCCAATAATAACCCCATCTTGTTTAATTAAATGTAGATGGATCAAATCTCCGAGAAATGTACTTAAACAACGTGAAGCTGAAATGATCATTTATATTTTCCCCCTTATGATATGTCATGTTCTAGTTTAAATAACATTCTGTCAATATCACTATATTCTTGTATGCTTATAAGATTTTGTGAATTGCCTAATACTACATTTTCGGATCCGTTAGCACAATCTAAAGTAAGCATTACTACACCGACATAAACTTCAGCATCTACTAGAATTCCTATTTGTTTATGTTCACTTGTACCCACTGGAGTAGACCATTTAATACACACCAATTTATTTAAATAATTATTGGCAAATTTAATCGTTGTTTCTATCCATTCAAGCTCGTCCATATCATTCTCCTTATGCTAAATCATGTTCGAGTTTAAACATTATACGAGCAGTATCATTACAAGATTTTATTTTAAACAACTCTTCATCTGCATATAATGTTAAATTATAAATTCCTTTAGCATTATGTATTTCTAATTTTATAGATTCGAGATTGTTATTTGCTCTAGGCCACCATTGTGTTATATCAATAAGTATACCTTTATGAATATATTTTGAATATATACCATTAGTACGAGAGACTTTTACTGTAATAATTACCAACTTATCAATATAAGGGAATAATAAATTTAACATTGCTTTTGTAATCATATTATTCTCCTGAATAAATATTAAAAAGGAAATTACCATGTCTAGTCGAGATTTACAGGATATATATTCCCCCTTTAGAAAAGTTATTAAAAAAGCATTAGTCATTGCCAAAGCTCAAGGGTTACATGTATTAATAACATGTACCCAAAGATTGCCTGCAGAACAAGAAGCTTTATATGCTCAAGGTAGAAATTCACTTGAGGAAGTTAATAAAGCAAGGAGAGAATGTGGTCTCTGGGAAATAAGTGAAAAAGAAAATTCTAGAAAAGTAACTTGGACACTTTCCTCTTATCATACAGTAATACCTAAAGCAATGGCTATTGATTTTGCAATAACTAAACCAGACGGGAAAATCAGCTGGGATGTTAAGGGTGATATTAATAAAAATGAATTAGCTGATTATAAAGAATTTGCTGAGATATGTAAAAAAATAGATCCTGTAAATATCCAATGGGGTGGTGATTGGAAGAATCCTGATAATCCTCATATCCAATGGAAGAACGGAAAATTTATAATTCAATCAGTCAAGGAAGGAGTAGTCGAAAATAATCAACATGATACCCAACATCAACAAGAACTTAAACATGAAAACCAACCCGCTAATAAGTCCACAAAACAACATAACAAAAAGCCCAATAAGACACAACAAACAAATCAAATTAATACAAAATCTAATAGCCATCTTAATAATGTTCATAATAAATCTCCTCGTATAATTAAAGATAAAATGCCTATATTAAATGCAATAGCAAAATTTTTAAGTTTATTTAAAATAGGGGGAAAGTAGTTTAACCTTCCCCCTTATTTTTCAGTTGTTCTTCTTGATGTGATAACAGGCACCGCTATGCCAACCACATCTATCATTTCATAATCAACCACCTTTCCTTTCAGTTATTAAACAATTTCTGTTATTTTCTTAATTATATCTGATGAATCTATTAGTTGTCTTGTTAACTGAGCAGAACCTGCCTTTTTATTACCTTTCATTAATACCTTTACTCCCAACGGCACAATAGGTCTACATTTTTCTGTAACACCTTCAAGTACTTTCTTCAAGCTTTTCATGTGTACCTTTTCAATCTTTTGCTCTCTTCTCATGCGTTTTAAAGTTTCATCAATCATAACTGTCATGATGGAATACATTTCCATTTGATTGAGGTTGCTTATTACTGGAATTCCTCTTCCTTCCAATAATTCAGGAGCATTCCACTCAAGCATTAAACTTTTGTATTCATAAAACTTTCCAGCAAATTCTGTCCCGACATGACCTTTCATAATTGTATAAATCTGACTCATATCAACCTTATTTACCCATTCTTCGAAATGATTCAATTTATCAGATGCATATGTCCAGGATCTTGGAGAAGCCCACGGCTCATTTTCTCGTGGAGTACTGGATAAATATTCCGGACAATTTTGCAAGAACATTACTATATCTGTCCTTACTCCATATCCAATAGCAAAATTATTTATCCAATCATCAATATTACTTTGTACATCAATAAAATCAATCCTGTTTGTAATTGGTGCAAGCATCTGCTGGAATCCGGCTCTGTCCGTTGACCTATTACCCGCCATTACTAAAACAACATTCTTAGGAAGGTGGTGCGAGTTAATTGATCGGTATGTGAGTAACTGAAACAAATAACTCTGCATTGTTTTATTAAGTAGATGAATATCATCTAACATAAGAACCATTGTATCTGTATCCCAGCTAAATGTTGTTTTGCCTTGGTCATCTCTTGGAACATATCTAATATTCCGAAATGAAAACAATTCAGGCAATGACCACTGAGTATAAGCTGGTTCTTCCTGTACTACATATTCAGGTAGGTCCTTGACTATTTGGGCAAGAGGACCAAGCAATTCAATATCATCTCTTTTCTTAAGGCCTTCCAGCGATTTAGCAAACCATCTGTGAAATTGTTTTTCGGCAGCTGATCCTGCTTTGGGTAGTCCTGTTAGTTGTTCTAATTGCATTGTAGCCATGTAATAAACTGTCAATGCTGTAGGGTATCCTCTTTCTGTCAGGTTATGACATATCTGTTCAGCCAAATCAGACTTACCAATTCCTGGAGGCCCTGATACACAAAGAGCACTATATCGAATTTCACCAGCATGAGCATACTTTTCCATTACAGTTTTATGCATCATAATATGATTTTCGATAAATGGGATTGACTCATTAAGATTCATCGTTGTTCCAAATACACCTTCATCTTCTCTAACTTTTTTCTTTGACATTCACAAGATCTCCTTATACTTTGAGTTTAATTACTTTTCCACTGATTTCTGGATGAGAATTATCATTATTTGTAATGTATATTCTTGGCAACCATGAAGGAAGTACTTCCTGATGCTCTTCCACGTCTGAATCCAAGTCAGAACAACTTATATAACATGATACTAAAACATCATCATCATGGGCAATATAATCATTGATATATTTAAAAACGTCTTTATGACTTGTTCCGCCACATTGTCTTCTTTCCAATAACTCATCAATGTCCACATCTTCCATTGATTCATACAATTTATTCCAACCAACATCCCAATCATGTTTAAGAATTAAAAGGTTTTTATAAAATTCACGACTTTGTTGAACTACTCCTATAGCATCACGGATATCATGATCACTCATTGATCCTGATTCATCAATACTGAAAATAACAGTTCCGTATTTTTCTTCTACAATCCTACTCGGTCTATAAGCAATTGTTATAGGATTTGCTAACCATATAGGATTTGGTTTCGACCAAGCAACTTCAAAAGATTTTTCAAGTGCTGTAGCAATTGAATCAGATAATATCTTTTTCCAATCAACTTTAACTTTAAAAAGTCTTTTAAGAAACCTTCCAATTTTAGTTGAACCAGTTCCTTTTATTAATTCGCTCTCCATCATTTGGCGACCCAGTGCTGCACTCTCTTTCATCTTCTTATCATGGGCCGCTAATTCTTCTTCAGTCATATTAGGAGGAGTAGGAAATTCAACTTGAACATCTTTAAACTTCTTACCGTTTACTTCAAAAGTAGTTTCGATAACTTTAATATCCTGAGTGTTATCTTCATTACTTCCTGCGTCTCCTGGTTTAGGTTCTGGTTTTCCTTCTTTTCCGTCATCTTTGTTTTCGCCACCTGAATCACAACCTTTTTGTAATTCTTCTATCGATGTAGTTGAGATAGTTTGTTTATATTTACATTGCTTGCTCATAAGCACATCATAAACTTCTTCCTCAATTTGATTATCAAACATATCATCAATACAAAATCTAGAGTTGTAATCATTATTATTACATTGAAGAAGTCTTATTTCTTGATGACTTTCAAGAGCTTGTAACAATAAATTGATAACAAAATCTCCTGCAATATTCCACATATAAGGATTTCTATTTTTAATCCTATATGCATGGAATAATATTATATGCATTATTTCATGTAGTAAAATAAAAGCTGTAATATATTTTTGCTCTTTTATTGTTGAAATTGGGTCATCTTGTTTCATCCCAATATATATTGATTTTCTATAATGATCTACTGCGGCTCCTGCTCCTTTTGGTAATGATGTAGTAGGGATTATCTCGTACTCGAGTAACTTTAAACCATGAGGTCTAAATATAGGATCCCTTATCATCTTTGATGATAACTGAAGGCATAATTTTTGAATTATGAGCCCTTCGCTTTGACTTACTTCATTCATGTACTACCCGCCTTTCATTTATAAAACATAACTGTTTGTAATACCGTCAATAATACACTGTTTACATATTGCTTGCTTGTGTTCCGGAGGTGCTTCATTGCTCATAATAGCAACATTAATTAGTGTAATCCTAAGATTATTAGTACATGATAATCTTTTTGCATCTTTGAAGTTATCTTTTGATATTGGTTTTTTACATATATCACAAAATGCTTTAATTGTCATCACGTCTCCTTTGACTTATAAGTTTCCACTTTTGAGTGCACTTTTCACACTCCCCTATCCATACATCAGCTTTCTTTTTCTCTGATTCCTTTTCATTATAGTTTAAATTCATTTGTCTTTGACAAGTACATTTAATCTTTTTAATTCCCTTCATTCTGATCCCCTTTAAAAAAATTATACAAGTAGTGTTATCAAGAATTTATATATATAATATACCGTTACTATTTAAAGTTTCCTTAGCTCTTAGAAAACTAGTCAATTGCTCATTGTAAAATGTACCATATAAAGTTGTGAACAAATTATAAATTATACCATTCATGTTGTCTATGTAGTATGTAATTAAAATAAGGGAAGTTTATATTATGAATACTAAAAGTAAGTATGAGTTATTACAAACATTCTTAGAACAGAACGCAGCAGCGGGTATGGCGGCATATGAGTCACTTCCTCAGCGCGGAGGAACTTTGAAGATGCAATATAAAGGCTTTCCTAAAAAAGTAAAGCTCAATAAAGAGAAGAAAGATTATTAATGAATTTTATTCCTGAGTTAAATTACTGGATTTATAATCGATATTTTGAATCTCCTGTGAATGAATATCATTTTAATTTCCCAGTAGAACTCAGTCAAGAAAATTGGAGTGTAGACGATTCAGTATTAAATCTTCTTTTCAATGAATCATTTACTGCTTCTTCATACAGGTATATGTTTAATAATATTTCATTTCAATCAATTACATGTAGTTCATTAAGAATGAGACTTTCTGCTTATAGAGGAAATTTGAATATATATGTAATACCAGATATAAGTATCATAACTAATTTAACAAATGCTCTTGAATTAACAATAGAGGAACTTGAACTTTGTGATATATTATTAAATTATAGAATATCTACAACAAATGATTCTTCGAGTATTGTTGTAGTTACTGATGAATTAGATTCTCTTGATTATAATAATTTAACATCTAGTTTTTCAAAGTTAATATATATTTATCTACAAGTAATGATTAATGATGATATGACATTGTATGATAACACTACTCCTATTGCTAATACAAATAGGTTAATTGAATTAATATATGAGAAATTTATACTTGATTCATGCTTTAGAAAAAATGAAGCAGAATATATAACTTTAGATTCCTCTTCCGATTGTAAAGTAATTGATCTTGAAAATACTACTGAGTATATAAGTGTGGATTCATCTTCAATTATAGTGGCAGCATATCCCCTAAGCGATAATCCTTTCTTTCTTGAAGATATGATTGTAATTTTAAATGGTGTTAAAAAACAAGTAGCTGTAGATTTTACTGTGACTATTGTAAATGATGTTTCATATTTAAATTGGAACGGACTAGGTTTACAAGATGAATTACAAGCAGATGATAAATTATTTGTTTCATATTCACATGAAACATCTTGGGAATATACACATACTCCAATCGAGGTGACTTAATTGATTAATCAAAATGATTTTTTCGCGATCCTTAAATTTTTAAAAGAGGATGCTTCAGAAGACGTACCAGAAGAAGTGCGTAATATAGCGAAAAATACTAAATTAAGAACTCAAGATTTTTTCACTAAAGTTATTGATCAAGTACCTTTTAATTCATCTGATTATAATAGACTTAGAAAATTATTAATTGATTGGTATTCTTCATTAGCAACATTTCAAGATTTAGAAAAATCAAGTTCTGATGCATTTACTTTACCTCATAAATTATTAAATATATCATGTAGAGGATTTGGATTTCCTTATGCTGACGGTATAGGATCAAGAGTTGATAAAGCATTGTTTCTTTATTCATTAACTGAATTATATAAAATTAAAGGTTCACCAAAATCAATTAAAAGCGCATTAGAATTTTTTGGGGTATATGATGTTCAAATATTTGAGTGGTGGATTAAAAACGATCCAATACTTGATTCATTATTTATACATAGTAAACCTGTTGATCTGGGTGGAGTTAATATTGAAGCTTTAGGAGTTCAAAAAATTCCATATAATCATTTTACATTTGATAATCATTGGTGGTATTCACAAGAACAAATACAAGCTAAAAATAATGAGTTGCCTATAAATCTTCCTTCAATCACTCCTTATTTTAGTATACAAGCATCTGCTAACATTCAAAAGTTAGTTCAATTATATGGAATAATAAGTAGAAAAATAAGTGATACTTATACAGATTTTCATGATAATGGGATTGCATTGGATCGAAGTATATTTGTAGATGAATACAATGAAAGCCTTTCATTGCTTGAAATTATATTATCAATATCACATTTATATAACACTTGGTCAAATAGGACAACTGGAAGTTCGTCTATTGATTATGAACATTATAGAGGTGATACCGAAGATTTTGATGTTATAATTGATGAATATAATCAAGTAGTATCTCGTCCTAATACCCGTCAACAAATGATGGATCTTCAAGCAGAATACACAGCTAAATTTACAAAACTTCAAGCTAATAATTTTATCCCTGATAGAGCTACTGTTGAAGCTATTTTATCTGAAATAAATTCCCCTTTTAAAATTTGGCTTGATAATGTAACAGCAGGGGGCGAAGATAGAATTGTTAATGTGCTCCAGCAATTTTTGAGAGAGCTTGATATATATATAAGAATGGAATATGGTATACAAGCATTGAGTTTTTCAAATATGATACTTGGTATTGATAATGATGATATAGGGGATGTTATAAATTTCTTTAAACCAAAACGATCTAGATTACTTGCTTTTAATTTAGTATATGCTATTAATGATCCTTTAATGCACTCGATTGTAATGGCTGAAAGTCTAGGGGTTAATATAACTCAATGGAAAACTGAAACTTATGATAATTTAAGGGATGCTCTTAATAATCCGAAATGGCAAAGTGATGGGGTTTCAATTGACTTTCCTGGTACTATAATTACTCAATGGGATTATGATTATTATAATTGTGCTCCTGGCATATTAGATAATGCAAATTATGATCAAGGGCTTACTTATGATAGTGCTTCCAGTTTATGGTCATGTATAAGTGATGCTACTCTAATTACTCCTATTCAATATAAAATTGATATATTTTCTACACAAGATGAACTGAATTATATTAATTCACGGTTTTATTTCAATGAATATGGACATTCATGTCTTATGGCATTTAATGGCATTTTTGATGATGATTATCATTTTGATAAACTTAGTCAAGTATGTGATAATATTATTATCAACTCTACAATAAATTTTAGTGACATAACCTTTAGATGTAGGGAAAATGATTATGATCCTTGCGGTATACCTGGTTGGCCTTATTCTGATAGAAGTAAAACATTTGATTCTGGATATATATTTGATCTTAATGGGTTTCCTTGTGATAAAACATTTGATTCTGGATCTATATTTGATGATCCTACATCTGATTGGTGGGGTGAATGTGATGATAATGAAAAAATATGTATATGTGAAACTACAAATACAAGTATATATGAACAACCATCTGCAGAATCAATTACAGTAACAGAAAGTTTAGGAGTAGATAATATAATTCAACGGAAAACTGAAATTTATAATTTTTTGAGAGACGAAATTCTTACACGTATTTTCATGAGATTTAGTGATAGTTTAAAAACAGAAATATATGATAAATTTGATAAGGGTACTATATTCGATTATGTAAGAGATTCGTTGTATGATCATTATACAACAACTCTTCTACAATATTGTGATACAACAGCTGAAACAGTTAAAGTAACAGATACTGCGAGTTCAGAAATAGAAATACAATTTGTAGATGTTGCTGGAGGCGGGCAATTACGTATATTTGATAATGGTTGGTATTTTGATGATCTCCGTGATTTTTGGAGAGATAACATGGCAATTACTGTTACAGATGGAAGTGGAATAGTTCCGTTAAGTCAATGGTATACGCCATAAATTAATAATTTAGTATTAAGGATTAATGAACAAATATTAATTAAATTACTGTTCCGATAGGAGGATACAAAATGAGTACAAAAAAAGTTCGTATATTCGATAATCAAAAAAGACACATGAAAGATGTTTTATCAGCAGATGATAAAAGACCGAAAGGTCGAGTTCAAATATTTGATAAAGCATCTGGGGATTTAATAGGGGAATCTGATAATATGGTTTTCCCTGAACAAAAGCTACATGATGGTCCAAACTTAATTGTTTATTCAGGAAGAACATGGTTAATGCAAAGAGCATTTCAACAAGATCTTTCACCTGCTTCTGGTGATTCATTATCATATCTTTCTTGGTTTGGTTTAGGTACTGGCGGAGCAACACTCGGAGATCCATTGGATCCGGTGGCTCCTTTACCAGCTGAAACAGATTTAGATACTGAAGCAATTATTAATTCTACAGATCCTCTTTGTGCTAATTCAGGAGCTCTTCACCCATATGATTCAATTGTGTATGAGCAAGATGCTGCAAATGAAAATCAATATCTAATAGCAAAAGTTACAACAACAATTGGAAATACAGATGCAAATGGAGCATCAGGCACAGGGTATTATGATTTAAGTGAGGCAGGTTTATGGATATCTAATACATCAACAGCAGCTTCTCTTGATACTAATTCTTTGATATTATTTGCAAGAGTTACCTTTAGTACTATCAGAAAACATGACGAAAGAGAGATAGTTTTTATTTGGTCGATTTATTTCTAAAAAGGAAGGTATTATAACTAATTCTTCTCGATCATTTTTTAGAACAAAAATAAAAATATATCCGTGTTTTCTGGTATATATACAAAAATAGGAGGATAAAGAATGGCAATTCCAATTTCACCAGGCGTCTATACTAAAATAATTGACCTATCTACTTATGTACAAGCGGTTCCAGGAACAATAGGATTCGTATGTGTAATCTCTAGAAAGGGTCCTGACAACAAACTGACATTTGTTGGCAGTCAAGAAGAACTTTTCCAAAAATTTGGAAAACCTAATATTACAGATTACGGTAAGCAATATGGCCAAGGTCTTTATATTGCTAACAATCATATGGCAGTTTCATATTCCCTGTATATTATTAGACCGCTTCCAGAAGATGCTACTTATGCAAATCTTTTTATGGTAGCCGATTCTACAAATATGCAAGTAACAGTTGAATCACTTGCATCACAAAATACATTACTTGAATTAGATACAAATGTAATAACAGCTGCAGGATTCCTTACTCCAATATGTTACTTCATACCTAAAGGTCGTGGAGATGCATATGAAGATTTAGGAATAAGAATAACTGAGCATGCTAATGATCAAGTTGAAGATGTGTATATATTAGATGTATATGAAACTCAGTTTGATGGGGATGATTCTATTATTGAAACTTTTGAAGTTTCTTTTGATGATACAATGCTCGACGAATCAGGAGAATCAATTTTCATTGAAGATGTACTTGAAAAATATTCACTAGTTCTTAATTGTAAAGTTAATGATGCAGGAGTAGATATAGTAACAGTAAATAGTCTTGATTATACTGAACCTTTTAGTGCTACTGAAGCAATCCATCTCGATGAAGGTAGTGAAGGTTCATTAGTAGTAGTTGATCCTGATACTGGCAAAGCAAGAATTGATTCAACAACAGCTGATCAAATTCTTTCTCAGGCATATACAGGAATTATTGATGATGATGTTGTTGATCTTGATAATATTTATTTTACACTTGTTTGGGATCCTGGTTATCCTACAAGTGTTAAAGTAGCAATTAACACGCTTGTAGATATTTACAGACGTGATTGTGTTGCTATCATGGATAATGGAGACAATACTAGTTATTTGACTGCAATGGCATCTAGAGAGGATGATCATAATTTCAATTCTCGTTATGTTGCTTTGTATGAATCATATAGTAAAGTTTATGATATGTTTACTGGTCGTGATATTTGGGTTACACCTGTTTATCATATGGCAACATTAATTCCACTTAATGATAAATTATATGATCTTTGGTATCCATCTGCAGGATTTAATCGTGCAACAATTGCTTCAATTAAAGAGTTGAGATTTAATCCTAAATTAGGTCAAAGAGATAATATGTATCTTGCTCAATTGAATCCGATTGTGAAGTTTAATGTTGGTTATACTGTTTGGGGTCAATTGACTTCTCAGAAAAGACCTTCTAAACTTCAAGATCTTCATGCTATTCGTACAGTTCTTTATATTAAGAGAGCTCTTGAGCAATATCTTAAATTCTTTATTTTTGAATTTAATGATGAAGAAACATGGTCACAAATTGCTAGTGATATTACTCCGTTTCTTGGGTATATCAAAGCAGCAAGAGGACTTAGTTCTTATAATGTAGATGTAGGTGCAACTGGTTATGAACTAAAAGCTAAAATATGCCATTGTAATGTTACACTTGAACCTACCCCTATAATTGAGAAAATTATGCTTAATCTATATGTTAAATAACAATCAATAAATTAGAAAGAAAATCTGGAGGATAAATAAATGGAACGTTCTTTTCAAAACATACTTGGAAATAGGTTTGATAGAAACTTCGGTGGAACCAAAGTAGGGACAGCTGATCCTTATATTACTGGTTACCAGTTTGTGAAGTTTGTTGATTTGCCTACTACTCTACCTGGCGCAATGGGAGCTACTGCTAACTTGCCTGGATTAGCTGATACTAAACATGTAGCTAAAACATTAGAAGCATCATGTCAATCAGTTACTCCTCCTGGCGGAACTTTAAATAAAACAGAGTTTCCTGGATTAGGCGGGACTAAATGGGGAGCTCCTACAAGTATTGATTATGGTAATACCATGACTGTCAAATTCCTTGAATATTCATCACTTCCTATTTTGTCAATATTTCACGGATGGACAAGAATGATTAGAGATTACCGTACAGGTGCTTCTTCATTAACAGGCACTTCATATTCAAAACAACAGTATTCATGTTCAATGTTTTTCTGGACAACTAAACCCGATGGTTTAACAGTTGAATATTATGCATTGATGGTAGGAATGTTCCCTACAAAAGATCCACAAGATCTATATGCAGGTGATATTGCAACTATTGATAAGTTAGAAGTTGATGTGGAGTTTCATGTTGACCGTGTTTGGCATGAAGATTGGGTTTATACTAAATGTAAAACTCTAGCATCACGTTACAGAAGTGAAGGTGTTAATTACCATGGTCAACTTACTATGGGTAATGATACAAATGGACTTGTTCATGATGACCCAGCAATATAATTAAAATATAAAGGTGTTGGGGAATTAATTTTCCCCAGCATCTTGTAGTACTTTTCCACCAGGAAATTATAAAGAAGTTTTAAAAGGATTCTTTTTATTATAAAAATGGTTGATATTATATAATCAGTATGGAAACTATAATTATTCGTTAATGGTTTAAATTAATTAGGAGGTCACACAAAATGGAAATACTTCCAAATGTCCAAATCAAGTATCCAGAGTATTCAGTTATCACACCTCAAACAATGAGAGAATATACTGTTCGAACACTCAATGTAGAGGAAGAAGAAAATTTCAAAGCAAGTATATTGACACCAAATCAATTTGCTGAGCATTTGAACAAAATTATATGGTCATGTATTATAAAAAGATCAGAAGGAATTAATGATTTTGAAACATTTATGCAAAAGACTACAATTCGTGATCGAGATGCTCTTCTTTATGGGCTGTATCATATTAGTTACAAAGAAGTAAGTGATTATGATGTATATTGTGCAGCTTGTGAAAAATCATTTCCTGTTAAAATTAATATAGCTAAATGTTTTTCAGCAGAACGTTATATTCCTTATGAGGTAGTTCAACGATATCTTGATTTTCAAAAGAAACAAAAAGGCATTCCTATTGCTAATGCGAAAATACGACCAACAGCAAGTAAAGGGGATCCTACAACAGATGAAGAAGCTGCTAAATTATTGGCAGGAGCAGAACCTTCAATTACTCCACCAAAATCATCTACACTTCCTCCAGTTTCTGCTCCAATGAGGTCAACAGAAGAAGCTCCCGCTCCTATTGATCATGATGAAATAATTAATAAGAGAGTTGAAGTTATGCTTCCTACAGCTACTAATATAATAGCTTATGTTAAACAACCTACTCTAGCAGATGAAGAATTAGTTACAAAAGATCCTTTATTCCAATCAGAAAAAGAACAAGGGATAGCAACTGAATTGCTTGTTTTAGATAGGTTTGAAATAATTCCTGATGGGGAAGAAAAGAATTCAAGAAATAAAATAACAATTAAAGAAAAAGATAATCTGTATGTATTATATCGAAAATTGCCTGCAGTTGACAGAAAGAAAATCAATAAAGCATATATTGATAACTTTGGCAAATATGGTATCACATTAAAAGTAAAAACCCGTTGTAATTTTTGTGGTGAGCTGGCGGAGTCAGCTATTGACTTAGTCAACCAATTTTTTCGCGCATTGTATCAATAACGAAGCAGTTGAACGATTTAGTACTTCACTTGAGGAAAATATCTTTTTGATGACAGAATTACTTCATCAGAATTATATTGATATAATGAAAATGCCCATAGCAAGGTTCTATGGGCTACTCAAGTTAAAAGATAAATTCGATAAGGATGTTGCAAAGATTCAAAAAGAAGAACTTGGGAAATAATACTATTAGTGCCAAATGAACAAATATTAAAGTTAGGATTGACGCATGGCAAATGATTTAAAAACTTTTGATACCCAAGTTAAAGGAAAGTCCAAAGTTATTTTTGATTTTAAAGATAACATATCTTCTACAGGAGATTTTGCTAAAGTTGAGGGTATCAATGTATTACTTAATTCATTGAAAAATTTACTTGGGACACCTCTAGGTACTTATCCCTTTAATCCTCATTATGGGAGTGAATTATATAAACAGATATTTGAACCATTAGATGCAGAAACAATGGAAGATATTGATTTTGAAGTACGTGACCGTGTAATTGAATTTGATGATAGGATTCAAATATTAAATGTAATAACTACACCTTTATCAGACAGAAAAGGACTTTCTGTCTCGGTTAGAATTAAAAAGGGAGACGAGATAGGAAATATTAGTGTTGATATAGATGAAAGTTTAACTTTTGGTTTGGAGTAATATATGCGTACATTAAGAGAAACATATAATAAATTACAGCCTTTATATGAAGCTAGTAGGGAAGAACAGGCTTACAAAAATTTAGAAAAAGCAGTACGAGAATTGAATAAAAAAATAAATGACATGTATAAAGAACAATTAAAACAAAAGTCATTTAGAGGTACTCTTAAAGGTGCATCATATGCAGCTCTTGGTACTGCTTTTGTAGGAGTGATAATTAGTTTGGGGGTTACTATTAATAAATGGTATATTAAACGTTATGGATTAGAATGTATGAAAAGTACAGGAGATGCTCGTAAAAAATGTGTAGCACAACTTATGATATCGGCCAAAAGACATCAAATATTAGTACTTAGAAAAAAGATGGCAATGTGTATTGCTGTAACTAATCCTATACAATGTGAATTTAAAATTAAAAAACAAATTTCTAATATAAATGATGGTATAACTACTTTGAAAGGTAAACTTTAAAAATGAAATCCATTATACAAGAATATCTTTTATTTGAAAGTCCTGAAAGCGTAACAGCTAGATATAAACAATTGCTTCAAAAAGTTGACCTCCTTAAAGATAAAACTGACCAAGCATCAAAAAACGAAGCAGACGCTACTAGAAAAATAACAAACAAAATGAAAGAAAAATATCCTTATTTAGCTAAAGTGACATTATCTAAGGATCACTATAAAGGAAAAACTGCACAAACAGGACAACCAACAGGAAAGAAAAAACCGACATTTAAGATGAGATGGAAAGCTGCATGGGATGAAATATATAGGCAATGGTGGGCAGAACAAAGAAGACAAAATATATTTTATGAAGAAAATTTTCAAAAAGCCCGTGAAGGTTATAGAAAAAAAATGAAAAGTGTTAGAATAGGAGCTATTACCATAGGAGTTAGTACACTATTAGCTCTTACATTAAGTGTAGCAAAGAAAATAGGCGATGCAAGAGCAATGATGCCTATATGTAATAAACTTTCAACTTCAGATAAAAATAAATGTAAAGCAAAAATATCTCTTAAAGCGAAACAGGCTCAAATAAAATTTCTCAAAAGTAAAAAACCTAAATGTAAACAATCAAATAATCCAGCAAAATGTATGAAAGCTATTGATATAACAATTGCTAAAATATCAGGTAAACTTTAATAATGAAATCTATTATACAAGAATATCTTTTATTTGAAAGTCCTGAAAAAATAAAAGGAAGATATATAAAATTACTTCAATTTATTGATCTTCAAAAAAATAGTTCTGATAAAGCAATACAAAATTCTGTTATTGCCGCTAAAGCAAGATTAGCAGATATGAAATCAAAATATTCATATTTAAAGGATGTTGCTTTGCCATCTGATCATTATAAAAAGAGAAATAATTTTGCAGGAGGTGGCCGATCTACCGGACGAAATTGGTATGATACTAATAGCCAATGGAATAATGCATACAAAGAAAAATATCGTACCAATTATCAAGCATAGGAAAAAGAATATTATTCTAATATAAGAAGAAAGAGTGCTAGCGGTACAGCAGTAGCAGCCATATATCTAGTCGCTTTTATTTGGTGGCTTAATAAAGTACTACAAGCCATTACAGCTGCTAAAAAGAAAAATATTTATAACTCATGTTTAAAATTAAAAGGCAAAGAAAAACAAGTATGTATATTAAAGATACAAATAAGTAGTAAAAAACAACAAATAAAACATCTTAAAACAAATTTAAAAAAGTGCAAAAAAACTACTAATCCTGAAAAATGTATTAAACATGTTAAAAAATTATTAAATAAACGAGAAATACAATTAGAAACTTATAACAAAAAATTATTTTCTATTAAGAAAAAAGGATAAATAATTATGCAAAGATGGTCGAGAATTCATAATTATGCCTATCAATATCAACAATGGGCATATAAGATGTATTCAGAAATGGGACCAGCATATCCGTGTACATATTGGAATCAAGATCTTCCTAATTCAGTTTATGATGGACAAGTATTAGATAATGGATTTTATCAACAATTTGGTAATAAATCAGGAATGAGATGGAGAAAAATATTATTTCTTCCTGTATTCAACATTGAGCAAATATCAGTACAACAAAATGCAGATGAACAAGGTATGACTAAAAGCGAACAAACGGTGTCATTTGTAATACCTTCTGATTATGGATTTAATCCAATGCCTCATGATTTTATTAAATTTGAACAAAGTGTATTACAACCAGAAAAAGATGATTGGTATCCCCTTTATGAAATTTCTAATTTTGAAAAAGCTACTAATACTAAAATTACTCATTGGAAAGCTCAAGCAAAAGTTAGTTATGCTAAAGAGATAGATAATCATTTATCAGCAGTAGATGCATTCTTTGATTATAATAAAAGAATATATGATGCAGATAAAGCAGCTTTCATGTTTAGATTATTAGAAAAAAATCAAAATTTATCTACAATAAATGATTTCTTTCAGAATAATCCTGATTTATATTTTATGGAAAAATAAATGCAAATACAATATACAGCTAATTTAATAAATAAATTATTAATAAATGAAGCTTCTAAAGCATCATTTCGTATGTATTCTAGAGGAGACACCCAATTATCAGCTCTTTTAAAACAAGAAAAAGAATTAATAAAAAGTCTTAATAAGGAACAAGATAAACTTGAATTATTAGCTGATCAAGCACACGCTGCAACAGAAATATACAGTGATTATGGTACTAAAGCTACATCGACAGTTGATGAATATAAAAAAATAGATGGAAAAAAACAACCAAAACGAAAAGCTAATAAAAAAAAGAAAATAACAAAACTCAAAAATGAACAAAAGAAAATTAAAAAGAAAGTAGATAAAATAAACGAAAAGAAGATTGTATCTCGTATTATTAAAAAATATTATATAGAGACTTTAAAAAATGTTAAAAAAGCAATAAGAAAGAAAAAGATTCAACTTAGAAAATTAAATAAAATTAGAGCAACAAAAAATATTGCTAAAGCAATAAATAAAGTAAGAGGACGATAACTCATGTTTGATAACAATTCCAAAGCTATTGACATTCTCACTTCAAGAGATTCAATTCGAAGTCAGTTAATTGATTATGCAAAAGACTATCTTGAATTGGAAAATGTAGATCTTACATATACCTCATTTTTATCATATATTATAAATGTATTGAGTCAGTTAACTGCTAATCAATTATATTATACTTCAAGCATATATAGAGAATTCTTTATAACTGAAGCTCAAATGGAAGAATCTGTTTATAATCTTGCTAAATGGGTAGGGTATACACCAGAAACAGCACTTCCTGCTACAGTTGATGTATTATTAACATTGCCTTTAAAATTTAAAGATACTGATGTAACTTTTATTATACCAAATGGGTTCAAGATTACTAGTCAAGATATTGTATATACAAGTGATCTTCCTATGACTGTTCAGATAGAACAAGATTTAGTTAATGTTGAATATGAAGATATGATAAATGAAGGAATAGCAATTAGAGTAATTGATAATAAAGCTGTGACAGCTAGAAATCCTGAAGGATATTTTTATCCAGTTCTTTTAAATTCAGATGCTGAAACTGCTTCTGTTCTTGTTCCATTTACACAATATGAAATACAAGAATTTACATATGTAGTTGATCCAGATTTAGAAATATATCAATTCTGGTCAGTAGCTCTTGAATTCGAGGGAATGCCTTGGAGAGTAAATGTATATGAAGGTATTAAACAAGGAAATACAATTATATATGATTTATTAGAACAAGCAGAGGGTAATTCACTTTATACAATGAGTTCATATGATAAAAAATATGTATTCACTTCAACTTATAATAAAGCTGATATATTCTTTGGTAATGGAGTAATTGGTAAACAACCTACTATAGGAGCTACTATTAAAGTTGAATTGTTTTTAACAAAAGGTGAAGGTGGTAGAGTCATCACAGGAGCATTAACTAAACCCGATAAGTTATATTATACCTATTATGATACAACAACCGGAAAGGATAAAACTCTTCCTATTAAATTAATTACTAATAATCCATCACCCGCAACAGGCGGTGATGATGCCCCTTCAATAACAGCTATTAAATCAAGAGCAATTGCTAATTTAAGATCTAAAGGAAGATTTGTTTCTGATTCAGATTATGATGATATGATTGATATCATTCCTGATACTCCTTTGAGTGATGCTAAACCTATATTAAAAAGGTCTGATATAAAAACAAATGAAATAATGGTATTTAGTAAATTAAAATATCAAGATCAAATTTGCCCAACAAGAAATACTATTTGGCCTTTAGATTCTACTTCTTCATTAGATATAATTGATCCTGGTTCAACAATTGAAATTGACGGGGAAGATTATGAACTTATTTTTGCAATGGATCCAGATTTAAATACTTTAGGTATAGATTATAGTTATCTTGTTAATGAAATAAATATTACACCTGTTATTGAACAAATAACAGATTATGCTCAATATTCATATATTATTATTACTAATTGTAATTTTGTAAGAGATGGTAATGCAATTGAATTAACTGCTGATATAACAAATATTGATGATAGATTATATGATTTTGAATGTGCACTTACTACACTTTGGGATGGATTAACATACAATATGGTATCCCAGTTAGATGGGGGAGGCGATCTTAATAGTTTCTTTTATGATTTTTCTCATTATAGTAGTATTCCATTGAATCAACAAAAATTTAAATTTAGAATTACAGGAATGGTCCCTCATGAGTTAATTTCAGGGGCAATTGTAGATGAAAGAAAAACAGTTGCAGTTTATTCTTGTGATGCAATTATAAGAAAAGATCTTAGTGAATTTATGATGTCTAGTATAACAGAAGATTCGACTGCGGGATATGTAATCCACAATGTTCCCGTTATTAGATCTCAATGGTTTACCGATGAAGATGTAGATAGAGCATTATTTGAATTGTTGGCTATCCAAGCATTAATTGGTGATATTGATATAAATTCAAAAAGAATGTTAACTGACTTTATTAATATAAAATTTTCAGATACGACTGGAACATTAGATAACATGATGTACAACGAAGCTAGTCAAGGAAATGTTACCAGTAGGACTCAAACAACTATACCATTAAGTCCAGCTATTGGAGAACAATGGATTGTAAACGGTACTGAAGATGTTACTTGGGTTGAACATAGGTGGGATATAACTCGATGGTCTGCAACAGGGTGGGAATTTTTAACACCTTCAAAAAATAGTAGTGCTCATATTGTAGATGAAGATCTTGATATTGTATATACTGGATGTAGATGGATACTTCCTGAATTTGGAATTCCTTTTACAATACAAGCAGTTGTAAGTAAAGATTATGCAAGTCCTATAAGTAGTTCAGCTTTAATTGAAAATATTAAGGATTCACTTCTTGAAACATTTACACCTAAGTTTGCGATGGATGCTAATATAGATAGAAGTGAAATAATTACTGTAATAAGAACAGTTCCAGGTGTAATATATTGTGAACTAAATGAACCAGCAATTGATATTAAATTTACTTATAATATGGAAGATCTCCCAATGATTCAATTGCTTGATTATACTCCTCAATTAGTAGCATTTACATATGATAATATTAGTATATCAATTCGTGAAGTAGATAAGGATTAATTATGATTAGATTAACATTATCAGGATTCGATGTTGATGATAGAGATGGACATTTATTACGCAGATTTATTGAATCTAATGTTGGAAATGAACTTTCTAAAATGGCTCAAGATTGTTATTACCCTCGTGTAGCTCCTTTGTTTAAAGAATTAATGATGAGAACTAATACTAATGAGAAAATGTTAAAGGAATATTCTAGGCGACGTTATCCTCAATATAAATTTAAATTATTACATGATGATTATACTACTCTTCTTATTTTAATCACTCAATATTTTATTAATGAGAAGAAAGATGAAATAGGGGCTAGATGGACTTATAACTTATTTGCAATAAGATATTATTCAAATATCATGCATAAATATATTAAAGTAGGATGTAATCCTGATTATTGGAGATATGCAATGGAACGTATATCTTATTCACATTTATTTAGAACCAAAAAAACAGTTGGTAATTCTGTATTGTATTTAAGTCAACAAGTATATCAAAGACATCATAAAGATATGGTTGATGATGACGCTGAAGGAATCATGAAAATGATCCTTTATTTACGTTCTAGAATTAATCAATCAAGTAGAAGTTTCTTTGTTCATTATTATAAAGCAAGTTCGGAGAAAAAGAAATTATCAACAACTTCTGATGATAAAGAAGCATATGCCCGTGAAACATTTGAACAAAATATTAAGAAATTTTCTGATAGAATATCAAAGGATCTTTGTGTATATGGTAAGGTTAATAAGAAAGCAGCTACAGATGCTCAAAGATTGACAAGATTCAATAAAACATTAGCTGTCAGGTATACTCAGGTACTAAATAACGTCAAGTATGTAGAACAGGTAGAAACAATATATATGTTAATGCTTCGTGGATTGACTGCGATGGATGAAGTATGTACTAATAAATTTTTAGATCATATAAAGCGCCTTATGGCAGTGAAAACTAGCTCAAAACCCGTGTATACGAAAAAGAATTTGATTGAGTTACATGATAAGGACATAATTCCCGATCTTGAATTAGATGATTGGTTCAAAAACCTTTCTATACAGACCAAAAAAGTGTCGAGGGATTATCTCATCTACTATTTGGCTTTTTTTATGAGGAGTTATATATGTTAGATGATATAAAATTTTATACATACATATATCTAGATCCTAGAAAAATCGGGATATTTCAATACGGAAAATATGCATTTAAATATGAACCGTTTTATGTGGGTAAAGGTAAAAATGGTCTTAATAGAAATCAGTTGAATGCTCATTTATCCGAAGCTAAACGAAATACACCTTTAAATAAATGTTCAAATAGTCATAAAACTGCAAAGATAAGAAAAATTCTAAACGAAA